TTGACAGGACCACAAGGTAATGCCTTCTACCTATTAGGAATAGCTAGTAAATTTGGTAGAGAACTTGGTTGGGATAGAGATGAAATTGAAATAGTTCTAAGAGAAATGAAAAGAGGAGATTATGAAAATCTAATCACAGTCTTTGATAAATACTTTGGTGATTATGTAATCTTAGAGAGGTAATCAAATGACAGGTTTAGAACATGCCATCTTGGCAACTGCACTACTGGCAATTTTTTATTATGCTGGACGGTATCAGACAAACAAGAAAGATATCGAAACAGCAATCGCAAATACTCTGGATGTGTTGGAACAGAACAATTATATTGTTTGTAAAACAACTGAGTCTGGAGACAAAGAATTGCTTGAAGTTATTGCGAAACCAAAAGGTTTATAAATAGAAGGAGAAATACAGAATTCAATGGAGATAGTTTGGTGAAATCTTTTGACAGTTTTTTTGAGGACTTCCAAATCGTAGATGAGGAAGTTCGTAACGAATATATTGCAGAACAGTATGAGATTCTGCTAGAGAAACTTATTACCTTTGGTGGTAAGGCATATCCTAACTTTGGTAACGTGGTTATCATGGCAGGGGGTGCTGGTTCTGGTAAGGGTTTTGTAAAAGACAATCTTGTTGGTTTGGAAGGGTTTGTGTTTGACGTTGATAAACTGAAGACACTTGCTGCTGCAACACCAGCAATTCAAAAACGTATCAAAGATGAAATGGGTGTTGATATTCAAGACCTTGCAAACAATCTAGGTGACGGTGAAAACGTTGCTAAACTTCATGGAATTCTTGGTGACTATCTGAAACTGGATGACCGTAGAATGGCTGGTCTGTATGCAAGTATTATGACTGCATCAGCAGACCGTAAACCAAACATCATCTTTGATGTAACACTAAAAGATTTAAGAAAACTCCAAAACATCACAAACCAAGTTAAGTCACTTGGATACCAACCAGCAAACATTCATATTGTTTGGGTTGTGAATGATGTTGAAGTTGCGATTGACCAAAACGCAAAACGGGCCCGAACCGTTCCAGTAGAGATTCTGATTAACACCCATCGTGGGGCTGCAAACACCATGGCAGATATTCTGAACATGGGCAAGAAACTATCATCTTATATGGATGGTGATATCGTGTTTGCTTTCAACAAAGTTGGTGTGGATACAGAAATCGTCAAAGGAACTGGTGCTGGTAAGAAAATCGGTATGCGTGGAAATACAAAAGGTGGTATGTCAGTTGTTGATGCAAACTACTTTTATGTCAAACGTGCAGGCAAGGGTGTAACCCCTGTCGCCAAACTGGAGAAAGATATTCGGGCAAAGATTCAATCTTATGTTCCGAAAAATGTTGATTGGTCTTAAAAACCTATTGACATTAATGGTGAAGTTTGTTATAGTTAATACTCAAGTGAAAGGATAAATTATGAAATATCTAACAAAGGTGGCAATGGTCGGTATCATTGCCGGTGCAACTATCGGAATGACCGAAAAGGCATTCGCTAGTGAAACAGTCATTCAAGATTTCTATAAGACTGTCACTAAAAACATCCCCTCTACAGAACAAGTTTGTGAAACCAAGAGAGTTCCAATCTATGGTGAAGGTAAGTTTGACCAAGATGGTGCAATCTTTGGTGGTATCGTAGGTGGTATCATTGGTAACCAAATCGGTAAGGGTTCTGGCAAAGAAGCCGCAACTGGTGTGGGTGCTATGATTGGTGCAATTCAAGGTGGCAAAGGCAATCGTGAGATTGTTGGTTACCAAGATGTGAACCAGTGTTACAATAAAACATCATACACAACAGAGACAAATGAAGTGTATGATTATTCTACAGTAACATTTTATGATAATGGTAAACGTTACATCGTAAAGTTTAGAAAATAACAGTTGAGTAATTCTGCCCTTAGCTCAGCTGGATTAGAGCAACAGCCTTCTAAGCTGTGGGTCGTAGGTTCGAGTCCTACAGGGCAGGCCAACTCAAACTTAACCAAGAGGAGTAGATGAGATACAATAATAAATATAATAAAAGAAAACCTTTTAAAAGAGATGAAGAACGTCCCCAAGGAATGACAGTTGTTGTCAGAGATGGGAATGTTGAAAAAGCAATTAGAGTTTTAAAGAAGAAGATGTTGAAGAATGGTGTCTTCCAAGAACTCAGAGAAAGACAATACTACGAATCAAAAGGAACGAAACGTAGGAAAAATAAGGCTGCTTCCATTAGACGTTACAAACGTAAAATGGAGAAGCAGAAACAAGAACTAGGTTACTAACATTAATGGTGAGATTATGGCGAAGGCAAGAGTTGAGAATGACTCCACATTACCTAAACAACGTAAACGTAGGAAACCCATGTCAGCAGAACAAAAAGCTGCGGCAGCGGAACGACTTGCTCTTGCAAGGGAAAAACGTTTAAAAGAAAATCCCCCAGAATACAAGTCTATTCACCCCTCAGTTTTAGAGAAGGGTGATGACCATCCTTGGTCTCACAAAAAAGTTAAAGATTGGATTAAGACCCAGAAATCAGTTCTTTCATCTGAACGGGCAAATGTTCGTGCTAAGGTGAAAGGTGCAGAAGCAAGGGTTGCTTCAGCCTCTGGTTATATTCGTAACCTAGAAACTTACCTAAGAACTGGTGAGTATATTGATATGTTTTGGGGAGAATATCAACAAAACAAATGTAAACAAATCTGCTTGGTCATGGCATATCACCCAGACGGAAGACCCAAACGAAGTGTTGGTGTGTGGTATCCAGACATTCAATGTGAGTGGACTAAGGAGATGGAAGAAGAATAAGCGGGCATCGTATAATGGTTATTACCTCAGATTTCCAATCTGATGATGAGAGTTCGATTCTCTCTGCCCGCTCCAATTTTGAGATGTGACGTGCATAATTTTGATGATATAAAAAACTTGATTAAAGGAAAGACGGTTGCTATTGTTGGCAATGCAGAGTCCCTTCTGAAAAAAGAAGATGGGATTATGATTGACGGTTTTCAAGTTGTTATTAGAATGAATTTTGGATATACTTTTGCACCACATCTAAACAGGTATGTTGCTCCAACACAACTTGGTAAAAGAACAACTCTAGTTGCTGCTGGTAATGCAGTCAACATATTATATGATATGCATAGATTCCCAAATGCAAATCATCTTATTCATATGTCTGGTGGAAACAGAAATGAGACATGGGAAAAATATTCAAATAAATTTTATAACTATCCACAAGAGTGGTATGATGAACTCAAAAATCTATTGACTTCCAGACCATCTACTGGTATGATGGTATTCGATATGGTAGAAAAGTGTAATCCAGATTATGTGTCTTTGTTTGGTTTTGATTTCAAGAGAACCAAGACATATTATAATGATGGGGTGAATGGTAGAGTGTTAGAAGATGTTAAAAATCCTCTTGGCCCTCATGTCTGGAATACTGAGCAAAAATACACTATAAGTATATGTAGAAATAATGGTTGGGATATAATATGATATTAGTTGATATGAACCAAGTAACCATCAGTAATTTAATGATGCAAATTGGTTCTCGTAAAAATGATGTTGATGAAGACCTAGTAAGACATATGGTTCTAAATTCACTACGTTCATATCGTAGTAAGTTTTCAGAAGAGTTTGGCGAACTAGTTCTTTGTTATGATAGCAAGAAATACTGGAGAAGAGAATTCTTCCCAAACTACAAGTGCAATCGCAAGAAGGACAGAGAAAGTTCTGGACTTGATTGGTCACTTATATTTGACACACTAAACAATATTAGGGATGAGGTTCGTGACCACTTCCCCTATAAAGTATTAGAAGTCGAAGGTGCAGAGGCAGACGATATCATTGCTGCCGTTGTTAAACATGTTGCAACAACACCTAGTGAGTTTGAACCTGTCTTGGTTCTCTCTGGTGACAAGGATTTTATCCAGTTGCAAAAACACAACTTTGTTAAACAATACGCACCAGTTCAAAAAAAATTCATCAATGGCATTGACCCAACTATATATATTAAGGAACATGTCCTTAAAGGTGACCGTAGTGATGGAGTTCCTAACTTCCTATCCCCCGACAACACCTTTATTGATGAGTTGCGTCAGAAACCTCTGGCAAAAAAGAAGTTGGATGCGTGGGTTGAAATGAACCCAGAAGACTTCTGTTCTGAAGAGATGATGCGTAACTATCAACGTAACATGACTCTTATTAATCTGGAGTATATTCCACAAGAATTGCAAGATAGAATTCTTGAGGAATATCAGAAACCAGCAAAAGGGAGTCGGGCAGGACTACTAAATTACTTTATAAAAAAGAGATTGAAGAATCTCATGAACGATATCGGAGACTTTTAAAATGGCTACTAGAGGCAAGAATGACAACTACACTCCACTAATGAGTGAAGTTTTGAGAAAGGTTCACAATGCAAAAACTAAGGATAAGAAAGTTGAAATCCTTAAAGAGTATGACAGTGAACCACTAAGGATGATTATCAAATCATCTTTTGACCCAAACATTAAATGGGTTATTCCAGAAGGGAATGTTCCCTTTAAGAAAAATGAATCTGAAGAAGGAACAGAACACACACTTCTTTTCAAAGAAGCACGAAAACTGTATAACTTTATTGAGGGGGGCAACAACACAATCCCTCGTTTCAGAAAAGAGAATATGTTCATCCAAATCTTGGAAGGACTACACTCGTCCGAAGCAGACTTGTTGATTGCTGCAAAAGACAAAAGACTACATCAAGTGTTTAAGGGACTGTCCGAAAACGTAGTCAAAGAAGCATTCGGTTGGAATGATAACTATATTAGGAGTTAAAAAATATGGGTTATAAACTATCAAATCGGTCTCTAGGTAAACTAGAGGGAGTTGATGAAAGACTAGTAGAAGTTGTTAAGAAAGCAATTGAGTATACTGAAATCGACTTTGGAGTAATTCAAGGTCTCAGAACTCAAGCAGAACAAGAAGCACTAGTCGCTAAAGGTGCATCACAAACCATGAAAAGTAAACACCTTGAAGGTAGGGCAGTTGACTTGATGGCTTATGTAGATGGCCGAGGATGTTGGGAACTCAACGTCTATGATGAAATTGCTGACGCAATGAAGAAGGCAGCACAAGAGTGTGGTGTTCAGATTCGTTGGGGTGCTGCGTGGACTATCTCAGACATTCGTGAGTGGGATGGAACTATGGAAGAGGCAATGAACTCTTACATCGACACACGCCGTTCTGAAGGCAGACGCCCGTTTATTGATGCTCCACATTTTGAGCTAATGGATTAAAATCTATTGACATAAACCCTATATCGGGGTATTATAAAAGAATGGTGGGGACAACACCTCTCTCTCTCAAACTCAAAGTTGTCCCCACCCAACTTAACCCTTGATTTTTCAAGGGTTTTTTTTTGAAAAAAATTCAAAAAAGGTATTGACTTTGTTCTCAAAACATGTATAATATAAGTATGAATTGGAGAGAAAACCTATGAATTATGTAAGTGTCAAAGGTGGGAACAAGTTTCAACGTGAGGTTGTTGAGAAGACAGTCTGTTTCATGATGAAAGAATTGTTGCCTCGTTTCAGAACTTTGGAGATTGAAGTCAATCTCAAGAAGATGAATGACGATGCTGTGGGTTATTGTTTGATGGGAGACACCAATCGTGAATTTGAGATTGAGTGTTCTAGAGATGTTACTTTAAAGGAACTGGTAACCACAGTAGTTCATGAGATGATTCACGTCAAGCAGTATGCTCGTAAAGAAATGAATGACAACTTGGTAGAGGGTGGTGGTGCAGTATGGAGAGGCAAGAAGGTAAGTCCTAATACTACATACTACAATCTTCCTTGGGAAAAGGAAGCTTACAAGTTGCAAGACAAATATGCACAAAAGATTTGGGATGCAGATATATTATAATGGAGAAAAATATGAAAGAAGTTTATTTAGAAGTTACTTATCCAGATGGAGAAGTTGAATATTGGTTAGATGATGAAAATACAATTTCAGAACTTGAAAGATTACAGAAAATACACAATGGAAAAGTAGAAGTGAAAAAGGTTTCTAATGATTAATCAAGAAATAAGAAATAGAATCAAATTGTCAGTTGCTGCATATGCATATGAACTAGAAAATGATTCGGTCATGACTGATGCAGACTTTGATAGTCTTTGCAGAGAAATAAATGTGAGTGAATCCACAGGCAATGAAAAGATGGATAATTTCTTTAAGACAGAGTTTAATCCTTCTACTGGTCAATGGATACACAAACATCCAGAGTTGGATAAGATAAAAATAATTTATCACAAATATTATAAAACTTCTTGACAGGGTATTGACACTCTGTTATATTAGCTATGTAACCAATGAGAGAAAGGAAATATATTATGAAACAAGTTGCTGTAATTCACACTGCGTTTGAAGAGACTCCACGAACAGTTGCGTTTGTAGACGTTCCAGATGACATGCCAGTGATGACTGCATTGGAATATGCATACAAGAGAACTAACAATATTGAAGGTTCTTGGAGTAAGGGTGAGACCTTTGAGTGGGATGGGGAGACATACGTTAATCCAGACTATTCATCTGATGTCACAGTAATGGCACCTCTACCAGTAACAAATGGTAAAGAGTATGGTCTGCGTTCTACTTCAATGGGTGACCAGATGTTGTATGGGACTGTTAAGTATAAAGTTGCTGCAGTCGGTTTCAAAGCAATCGTTTAACAAAGGAGTATATTATGGGACAAGTGAAATCTATGCTAATGGATGTTGAGAACTTTGTTTATGACTTTTATGATAATGATGGT